TGAGGTGAGTCTATGTCTCTTCCACAAATCTTTGAAATGTACCGAGGTGACGACTTCACTCTGAAAGTCGATATCACCGATAGTAATGGTATGCCGGTAGATCTTACCGGATGGGCGTTTAAGTCCACGATGAAACTGTCCACTGAACTGTCCGATGATGAAGCAGAGGTCAAGGTGGACATGGATAACCTGAGCGGGGTAAGTGCTGAGGCAGGTGTGGTGTATATCGAATACCCCAGTGCCCAGACTCAAGCCCTCCTGCCTCGGACCTATTACGTGGACCTACAACGAGTGTTGAACGGTAAGGTCTCCACGGTCTTTGTCGGTACCGTACTGGTGAAAGCTGATGTGACACACCGGGGGGCTGCATGAGCGTACAAGTACAGTTCACCGTCCCTGGTGCGGATACACCCGGTGCCAGTGTTCAGCTAAACGCAACCGTCATCGCTATCGATCCGGTCCTGGTGGAATATGCGGATACCATCTACACCACAATGGATACTGCGGTGGCGGCTGCACAAGCCAGTGAAGCTGCTGCGTCTGGTCATGAAGCTGCTGGCTTGGTATTAGCACAAGCGGCACAAGCCAGTGCAGACAGTGCTGCTGCTGACGCCTCGACAGCCACGACTCAAGCCAGCGTGGCGACCACCAGTGCTACAGCTGCCTCGGCTGCCGAAAGCCAGGCACAACTGTGGGCCACAGCGGCGGAAGATGTCGAGGTGGCGTCTGGTCAATACTCGGCCCAACACCATGCCGTGAAAGCCGGTGCCAGTGCTAGTACGGCCTTCACTCACGCAACGACCGCCACCAATCAGGCTGGTTTGGCACAAGCCTCTGCAGTGGCTGCTGCCGCCAGCGAGGCTACAGCGGTTGAGGCCGTTGTGTCCGCCGATGCCCATGAACAGAACGCATTAGCGTCAGCGTTGGCCAGCCAACGTTGGGCGACTGAAAGTGCTACTGATCGTCTGGCCAGTTTCGATGCTAAGGAATTGTCTGAACAGGCACGGGATGTTGCTCAGGCACACGCAACAACCGCTACCGCAGCCGCCGACAGAGCTGACACGGTGTACGCCTCCGCAACCGCATTAAAGACGGTTATCGATACCACCCTGGCCACGGCACAAGCCTTGGATGCCGCAGTGGATGCGGATGTCGCACAGGTAGCAGCGGATAAGGTAGCCGCCGAACTCGCAGCGGGTTCTGCCCAGTCTGACGCTTCCTTAGCCGCCCAGGACCGTTTAGCCGCCAAGGCATATTCCGATGCCGCCAGTGACAGTGCCGACGCAGCTGCAGACAGTGAATCCAGTGCAGCAGCATACGCCAGTTCGGCAGCTATCAGCGAAGCAACATCCCTCTCCTATGCCACGCAGACCGGTGTGGATGCAGCAGCTACGGCCAGTGATCGTATAGCTGCTGAAGCCGCAGCCAGTACAGCACAGGCAATATCGGACAGGATTCTTTCTCCATTGGTGTCAATTGCCACGGATATCATCACCAACCAAACCCTCATCATTCAATACCACAGGTAACTAGCCTATGACCATTGAACAAAACATTGCCGATCTGACGACGGCAACCACTAACCTGACCACCCAGGTACTGGCTACCAAGGCCACCGCTGATCAGGTCAACACAGACTCCATCACCCACAAGAACGCGGCCGCTACCAGCGCCACGAATGCGGCTGCCTCTGAGCAAGCGGCAAGTCAACATAAGACAGACGCTCAGGCTGCAAAAACAGCCGCTGAAGCAGCACAGGCCGGAGCAGAAGCAGCCGAAGCCAATGCCGTTGCTGTGGTTACAGGCGGCACAGCCTCACTGACCGCTGAAGCCGGGAAGATTCCTATTGCTGATGCGGAAGGCCACATTGATCATGGCTGGGTGAACAAAGACGCGCTAAGCGTAGACCTGTCTAACTATTTCGAACCTCGGCGGTCTGCCAACATGGTCTGGAATCCTGTATCAGATAGCTACGCACGAGATCGGGTCACCACTGGTGTCACGCCGATCCACGAGAAAATGCGTCGGTGTGTGCAACGAGATGACGGCACTGTTGCGTATTATCTCGACCCGAATGACTCCACCTTAAAAGCTGATGGTTCACCGTCCAACTTGGACGGTACAGACGGTCAGGTAATGGTTGAAATACCTAAATGTTATGTTCGAATCAGTAAGCTGTTTAACGGTGAAGTAAAGCGGGAAATCAGTGAATACCCACGTTCTGGGTTTGTGCTACACCCGGCATTTGTGAAAGCAGGTACAGGCTGGCAGTACGATCCAGAAGTGCAGATGTGGCACTGCACCAAAATCACCGAAGAACGGGAAGCGACATACGTTGGTGCCTACCAAGCTAGTGTCTATGACACCGCTGCCTCCCAGTATATTGACGGTCTGAACCTCGATAACAACGACAGTCGCGTTGACTATACAAACGACATACTGGCGTCTGTATCAGGTCGTTATCCCATGGTCGGTGTTACCCGTGCTCGGATGCGTCAGTTGGCTAGTAACCGTGGTGCGGGCTGGCACCAGTGGACGTTCTGGCAATGGAATCTGATCAAGCTACTGTTCTTCGTTGAATACGGTGGATTCAATGGTCAGGCGTTGCTGGCGGCTGGTAATAATAGTGTGAGTTCCGGTTACCCGAGTTCGTCCATTAACCAGTCCGACTCACCTCACTCGGCTGCAGGCAAATCCAACATCATCGGTAACGGCAGCGGTGGTGTGGGCAGCTCCAACCGTGACACTGCCTGGATGAGTTACCGGGGCATAGAGAACTTCTGGGGTAACGCCTGGCAGTTTGTTGATGGTTTCAACGTGAATGACTGGATCTGGTATATCAGTAACGACCCGTCTACGTTCGCGGATGACACAACGACTGGCTATAACCAACTCGGTGAAGCAGCACCAGCGTCAAATGGTTATATCCGAAACGTCCAGCATGAAACACTCGGTGACGTACCCTCGGATATCAGTGGCAATTCATCTACCGCGTTTGCTGATTATTACTACCAGGCCGCAGGTTGGCGGCTGGCCCTTGTGGGCGGCGGTGCGACGTATGGTGCGAGTGACGGCCCTTCTTGCGTGAATGTGCGCAATGGGTCGGGCCTTCGGACTCGGGCTGTCGCCGGGCGGCTTGCTTTTTCTGGGAAACCCTAAGCAACAGGGCGCTATAATAGCGCCCTTTAAATCAACCAACTAAAGGAGGTAATGCCTATACAGAATGAAAGGCTAGGTAGTTTGTAAAAGGATTTAGCAGATAGCCCATGTAGGCAGCAATACGACGAATGGTACGAATGACAGCCCTTCTTACGTGAATGTGAACAATGGGTCAGGCAATCGGAATCGGAATATCGCCAGGCAGCTTGCTATAAAGTTTAAGGAAAACTACCCGCCTTGCCGGAATGGCAGAAACGCATCCCATAAGAGCCTAGTAGTTACGACGAAAAGCTTGGGCGCTGTATAGCATTAGGGAATGCTTATGAAAAGACTTGGCAATGTTTTCGATAAGATTGTGTCCTTTGAAAACTTAAAGGATGCACACAAAAACGCTTCAAAAGGTAAAGGGCATTACTCCGAAGTGATCTGGGTAAACCAGAATGTAGATCTTAGGATTGCACAGCTTCAGGGTGACCTAATCCAAGGACGTTTTACAACATCTGAATATACTGTGAAGAAACGCCGGGAAGGTAGAAAGGTAAGAACTATACACGTACTCCCTTACTATCCCGATAGAATTGTTCACCACGCCATAATGCAAGTTGTGGGTGAACGCTGGGAGAGATCGTTAATACGAGACACCTTCCAGTCTTTAAAAGGGCGTGGAACATCTGATGCTCGCCGCAGGGTAAGCAAGAAAATCAAAGACGAGAAGCCCCACTATTACTTGCAAATGGACGTGAAAAAGTTTTACCCCTCAATAAAGAACAGTGTTGTGAAATGGGTAGTTCGCCGTTTTATAAAGTGTAAGGAGACCTTAAAGCTCTTGTACAACATTATTGACAGCGTTAAAGGTTTACCTATTGGTAACTACATATCCCAAATACTGGGTAATTTGGTGCTGTCTATTGTTGATTGGTTTGCAAAGCAAAACCTAAAAGCAAAGAGTTACTTTAGATATTGCGACGATATTGTAGTCTTAGGCACATGTAAGAAGTGGTTACATTCTGCAAGAGTAAGAATTACGCGAGTTGTTGAAAGCTTGGGTTTAAAAATAAAACCAACTTGGGTAATCCGTTCGTTAATTGATAATGGGCTGGATTTTTGTGGCTACGTTTTTTACACAACAAAGTTGCGCCTGCGTTCAGCAATTAAAGAGCGTTACTTGTATTGTGTTTCAGAGGGTTTTGTATTCAGCTTATTGTCTTACTGGGGTTGGATAAAACCGTTAAATAACAGAGGGCTTTGGCAGCCCGCAAAGAAGGTACTTGAATATGTATAGACCGATAACGCAGTCCCCCATTGAACTACAGACTTATCAAGTTATGGGGCGTAAACTCCGGATCAACTTCAACCATAAAGTTGAAACCGTGGCTACCGATGACTCAAAAGAACAGGTCCACGTTTACACAACTGCATGTGTGGATAGGCTGGCAGACCGTTACACAATCATCGAAGCAATCATGCAGACTCGTTACCCAACTTACGGTGCCGAACTGGCGGCGATTCAGAATGGAGGTACTGACGCAACAGACCACCAAGAAATGCGGACGTTGGCAAAGCAGATAGCCGACGGATGGATCAATAGATAATGGAGCCATAACATGATTAAACCCGCCATCTGGTTCGACTTCATTGACCTGCCCTGGCTCTGTTGCGAGTGTTGGTCTTTCTGCTGTGGGCCTCAACATTAAAAGGACTATTTCTATGAAGCGGTCTGGCCTGACTATCCGGCGTAAAACCGTTCTCGCAATAGCATGGGCGCTGCTTCTAGCGCCTGTGGTTGTGCTGCTGACGGCTTGTTCAACTACTCCACCCACTCCGTTGCAGCCCGGTGCTGAAACCACACCTCCTTACGGCTGTATCGAGTATCGCAAGCGAGGTGGACGATGTTGAAGGATACTTTGCAAGAGATACTTGATGCTGCCCATTCACAGCATGTGTATGTGTACGACAAGGATCGGTATGGTCTCAGTGAATACTGGACTGTTAATCTGGTCGGGGATTGCGAAGACTTCGCCTTGTGGTGTCGTGACCAGCTTGAAGCAAAAGGCATCCTCTCCGACTTGGTGTTCTGTCGCACAGAAGATGGCGGCGGCCATCTCGTATTACATGTTTATGGTTGGATTCTGGACAACCGTCACAAGTGGGTGATGCGCCAAGATAGTCTTCCGTATGAGTGGGTCAAGATCGGTAAGCCAGATGGTAGATGGTTTACTGTAGCCTAATTTAAAGGGGCCAATCGGCCCCTTTCTTTTATTCATCACCTATAGTCGGGATAGGCTTCAGGTTTTTCACTTTTGGCATATACAGCTTGGGCTTGGCTCGGGTTGTTTTACCGTCATAGACTTCAACCAGTACACCATTGGTTTCCCAGTCCCAGCCATCAAACATCAGACGGTGTTCAGGAAAGTGCAGATCAGCATAATCACCCGGACGTATGCCATTCGCTACCAAAGCATTGGCAACGACTTTACCGGTTTTGGTTTTGGTACTGCCTTGAGATTGACTGGTCCAGGTAACGAAGTCACCGACACGGAATATAGGGGTTGTCATATTTACCTCACTCAAATATGGAAATGATACCGCTGGTTTGAAGGGGTTTTAACCCACGGCATAGCCAACAGCTTCTTACTCAACGGGGATACTCGTTCATGTTCATCCAGATGTTTTAAACCATCATCACGGTGGAAATCTCGTTTACCGGCTTTGGTGAGCATGTGCTTGCCACGGTTACGGAGATTGATACCGGCTTCCTGTGCAAAGCGATGTGCAACCTTCTGAGGAATACCGAACTCCTTGAGTAGATAAATCAAGGGTGTCGTAGTGGACCTGACAGCCTCCAGGAAGGGTTCGCGTACAGAGGCATACTTGGTATCAGCAGTACTGGTTTTCTTCTTCGAGGAGACAATACGGCCTCTCTTGGCGGTATCGATTCCCAAGGATTCAGCGTAGTCGCCAACACGTTTGGCATCGAACTTGTATTTCTTACCGATCTCACGGATGGTCAGCTCAGTAGCCAGAACATCCTGTGTGATCTGATCAACAACAGCTTCCCAACGTGCCAAGGTCTGTTGCTTACGTTTCTCGGCCCGGATACGGGCGCCTTCTGCATGTCTCATACAGCATCCTTTGAAAGACTGTACCCTACCTTGTGCATGAGAGAAGCCAATGCACCAACGAGGTAGGCACGGGTAGATCTATTGGGGTTCAGGTATTGCAGTTCCTGGTGAACTTTATCCAGCAGCTTCACATGCCGTTCGTGTGCTGCCTGCCATGATTCCCAGGCATTCTGGACATACCAGACACGGTACTGATAAGGCCATTTGGCATCAGCGCCCAAGCGGTCTACTTTCCAACCGCGAGGTGCTTCTGAGGCCCAAACTTCAAACTCTTCTCTTAGCGTCATAGCTTTCTTCCTAGTA